CCCTGGGCGTTGTTCAGAGCGGCATCAAGGATGTTTGGATGTACTATCCGCACGAGATAAAGGAAAAGTGGGCCGAATCGTTTGAACTCTCTAAGGACATATATCGTGAAGGCGGAGTCACCTGCCACTACTGGATCGGCGAGAAAATTTAATCCGCTGGTGATCGGTATGAACCCCGGGGTTCGTCCGTCGTCAGCGAAGAAGTCCACGTTCCACAGGTTGTATGGCTGGATGGATTCGCTGGGCATCCATAGCTTCTCGTTTATGAACTGTCACCAGGGAAGTGGAAATTTTGATCGCGGCGCAGTTGACATTAGCTTCCTGCACGGTGTAGTGTGCATGCATCGTGGGCCCGTTATTGCGCTGGGAAACGATGTTTCTAAGATACTCAAGAGCATGGACATAGGGCACTTCCGGGCGCCTCACCCGTCTCCGAGAAACCGAAAGTTCAACAACCCCGACTTCGAGCGGCTGATGCTGTTCGAACTCCTCCTATGGATGCTTAAGAATGAAAATCGGAATAGGTAAGTTCGGCAAGTCGGTGGTCTTCGGAAGCGTCACCGGCCTGCGGAAAGCCATGACGTCCGGTGCGATTGACGCACCCACAATCTACAAGTCCCTGTTCAAGTATTATCCGCAGCACCAGTTCTACTTCATTGGTCGAACCAACTTCTCCCGCATGGCGCCTGAAGACCAGGCCGCAATCAACGTTCACGGTAACGTCTTTGATCCGTGGGGTGCCTACAACGAGTGGAAGCTCTCCTACCCGGGCAACGAAAAACAAGCACCGGTCGAGTTCCTCGATGAATGGCGCCTCAAGTCCGGCATCAAGCTGGACGTCGGCATCTTCCTCCCTGGGAACATGCTCAACATCTCAGTCCAAGGATACTCTGTCAACAAGGACGAGACCAAGCTGGCTGACTGTCTGTTCGCCTCCTGTAATTATGCGGGGCCGATGAACCACTACATCAACAACACAAAGCTTCCGTATCTCATGCTGCTTACGGACCCGCGCTGCTACACGGACGGGTTGAACCTTGACCTGTTCGTTGTGCCGAAGCTCATCCTCTCGCAGTATAATGAGGAGATCACAGTCTCCCACATGACGCGGTACGACAAGAGGGCCACCGTCAAAGAGACGATTCCCGCTGTTTACAGCGGTATAGAAACCCTGTACCTGCAGCAGGAGAAGGAGGAGGCATCGCCTCCCGCTCCCGGCCTGGGAAGCTTCTTTGGTGTGGCACCCGAGCCTCCTAAGGAAAAGCCCGTACGGGACATCCCGATGATTCTGTTCCTCAATGAGGGCAACCCGTCACGGTACGACGACGTTATGAAGTACGTGCTCGGAGAGAGCAACCAGATTAAGGTCTACGGCAAGTGGGACGAGAAGATACTCAAGAGCGACCCGCGTTTCGAGGACATTCCGATGTCAGAGCTGAGTCACACGTTTGATCGCATTAAGTACACGTTCTGCATCCCTATCAAGAAGGGATGGGCGACTGGAAAGTTCTGGGACATGGCTCGGATGGGTATCATCCCGTTTGTTCACCCGGACTATGATAGTCAGAAGAACATCGGGTTCCCTGAGTGGCTCAGGGTGGAGAGTGCTGCCGATCTTAAGGAGAAGATGGACTTCCTTGATGCTAACCCGGATAAGTACACGCACACACTTCAGGTGCTCAAGGATATGATCACCCCGGATAAAGTCGACGGCACCTATATCAGCAACACGATTATGAAAGCGGCAGAGAAGATCTATGACGAAAATCACAAGACACAGGATTGAGGAGTTCACCGGCGGCTGGTTCATCGGTGCATTCTCCCCGACGCTTAAGTGGACTGAAGACTTCGAGGTGTCCATTAAGCTCCACCTGAAGGGTGAGGACTGGCCGACTCACTACCACAAGGTGGCTACCGAATACAACTTCGTGTTCGAGGGCGCCGTTCAGATCGAGAATCAAATTTACACAAAGGGAGACATCTTTGTAGTCTACCCAGAGTATGTTATGAAACCGACGTTCCTTATGGACTGCACCATCATGTGCGTCAAAACACCGTCCGTTAAAGGAGACAAGTATATATGCGACTGATAGCACACCGCGGTAATACCGAAGGACCAAGCGTCAACGAAAACGACCCTGAGCACATCGCCAAAGCGCTTGACGCCGGCTTTGACGTCGAGATCGACATCTGGAACATCGGCTATGATTGGTACCTCGGCCACGACGAACCGACATACAAGATACCGCTGAAAGCCTTTTCCAAGAACAAGGTATTCTACCACGCCAAGAACCACGAGGCGCTAGTCAATCTCTGGAAGATGGAAGAATATCACGTGTTCGCCCAGGACAATGACGCCTACTCGCGCACCAGCAAGGGTCTCTGGTGGGTTAACGTTGGCGAACTGATAGTTGATCCGGAATGGTCCGTTCAAGTTCTTCCGGAGCGCTTCGGCTGGAATATAAATAAGCAGGCTCACGGAATCTGCAGCGATTACGTGAAGCGCATCGGAGAAGGTTTACAATGAAAGTAGTCATTCCAATGGCCGGCCTCGGAAAGCGATTCGCTGACGCGGGGTACAAAGACCATAAGCCCCTCATCAAGGTCAACGGTAAGACCCTCATCCAGTACACGATCGAGTCGCTGAACTTGCCAGACGCTGAGTATGTGTTCATTATTCGTGATCAGGGTGCCAGCTACTATCATCAAATTGAAGAAGCCATCGCGTGTCTGGGAATCAAGTACGAGATCCGTACAGTCTCCAAGCTTACTTCCGGCGCCGCCGAGACTGCACTCATTGCTTTCGGTGATACTCTGCCATCAGGGTCTATTACAGCCGAAATGCCGGCAAAATACGACGGTGAACTGATCATCACTAACTGCGATCAGTACCTTGAGTGGGATTCCCAAGTATTCCTTGACGAGAGCAGAAAGTATGACGCTTCAGTTTTAACCTACAAGTCTACTGATCCGAAGAACTCATTCATCAAAGTCGAGAATGATCGCGTCTCCGTTATCAAGGAGAAGGAAGCGATCAGCGACATGGCTCTGGTTGGTCTTCATTACTGGAAGCACGCCCAGGACTTCGTCCGCAGCGCCAAACTCCTCATCGCCGGCCGAACGACGTCTCGGGAAACCTACGTCTCCGAAACCTACAACTATCTCATCAAGGAAGACAAAGAGATCGGTGCCATTCCGATCGAGCCCGGCCGCTACTATTCCACCGGCACGCCTGAAGACCTCAGCGTCTTCAAGGGCGTCGTCATGGAGTACTTCGTCGCCAAGCCCAACACCTACTTCTTCGACCTCGACGGTACCATCCTTATGCACTCCCATAAGTACAGCAACCTCAAGAACGAGAATGCGCTGTGTCCGGGAGTCAAGGCGGCTCTCGACGAAATCGACTCGCGAGGCGATAAGATCATCCTCTGCAGCGCCCGCAAGGAGAGCGCACGGGAACTTACAGTGAAGGTGCTTGAGGAGCTCATGGTTCCCTATGATCAGCTCGTCCTCAACGTGGGACAGGGTTGCCGCATCATCGTCAACGACAAACTAGAACTATCGTCAAAGTCCCGGTGTCGTGCTGTCGACGTACTGACGGACAAGGGATGGACAGCAGGAGACCTATGAAGACTATAAACGCGTATAAAGCGGCTGACTATGCAGAAAGACTGAAGAACGAGGGTCGTGAAGTTGAATTTACGTGGAAGTTTATCGACGCAGAGACGAAAGAATACACCGTAAAGGAACGAAATGACTAAGCACGCATCAATAGTACCGCTCATCGGCGGGGAAACGATCGGAAATGAACTTGCGTTTGGAACTCTCCCAGAGTACATGCTCTCATACACTCCGTTTGAGAGTAACGATTCCCACATCGTCAATTACTACAAGCAGCGTGGACTTGAAATCCCCTATCACTTTATCGATAAGGGGCCAGCACCCTTCAAGTTCGGCGTCGACTCAGTCTCATCTGTTTGTCCCTGCGCCGGCTTGTCCCAGCTCAATCTCAACGCTGGGTCACACAACGCAGCGAACGATTGGATGACGATTACGGCCGACTTCGTGATGGAGTCGATCAAGCCCAGGGTTTACTGGGGAGAGAACGCCCCGGGCCTCATGTCCGGACTCGGTGACGGCGTCCGCGAAAAGCTCTACGCTGTGGCAGAGAAGCACGGGTACTCCACCTCCTTCTACCGCACCAAGTCACTCCTGCACGGTCTGCCGCAGGTACGAACCCGCTCGTTCTTCTTTTTCTGGAAGGGCAACGAGGTTCCATTCCTCAACTACTTTGACAAACCGTACATCAAGATCGAAGACCTGCTCCGTGGAGTCAAGGGTAACTTCCAGACGGAAGTGATCAACCCAAAGACTCCATCTAAGGATCCCTTCTATCGCTACGTACTCGAGGAAATTGCCGGCGGCATGACCCACAAGGATTATGTAGCTACAAAATTTAAGGCACTTCCAGTTCGCAACAACGACGTGATGTGCATCATTGAGGACCATGATGGTACGTTTGAAAAAGTCGGCAAATGGCTTGACGCTAACGGTTTCCCGAAGCAAGCACTCCGGTGTCGTACTATGGACGCCAAACTTTCAGCCGGCGGATCAGTCATGCGCCGCGGAACTACTCTTCCAAAGGACTATATCGGCGCCTTCGTCGGCCACTACCCGCAGATGCTCACGCACCCGGACGAAGACCGCTACATCAACTACAGGGAAGCCATGACCATCATGGGACTCCCCGACGACTTCGAGCTCCTGCACCCCAAGAAGAACTCCAACCACATCTGTCAGAACGTGCCGGTTCAGACTGCCCGCGACATCGCGTCTGAGATCAAGGTCTGCCTTGAGACTCCTGACCAGAGGGAGTGGACGTCGTCCGGCCACCTCTTCCAGTACAACAACAATCAGACCCACATGATCGAGACACCCGAGAATAAAAGTGCATCACTAAGCTCTTTTTTCTCGTAGCGCAGTTTACAACGCAATCGCACCGCGTTACAGGTGGGCAATGACATTCGACGACATAATGACTTTAAACTTTCTCAAACGAGGTCCCATCGTGCCAATTTCGGAAAACACTGAAGCCATCAATGATGTGGCTCTTGAAACAACCACACCGCTCACTGGAACGATTCATTATGCCGGCGACCCGAACTGGCGCTACGACGAGGGAAAAATCCTTGACGAGCTTCGCGCCTACCTCGGCGGCACGTACAGCGCCCACTACGTCGGCGAGGAGGACTCAATCCAGGCCATCGACCTGATCGCAGCCGGCGGCATGGTCATGCACTTCGCTGCAGCATCGATCATCAAGTACGCATTCCGCTTCGGCAAGAAGGACGGGCAGAATCGGAAGGACCTCCTCAAAGTTATCCACTATGCCATGTTCATGCTCTGGCGCCTGAACAAGGGTAAGTGACATGATTCTTAAACTCACACGATACTATGAGGGCGACGCGGTGTACATCAACGGCCTGCACATCACCAGGTTTTATGGTGAAAGCTCCACCGGAGGTACTCAGGTCGATATGATCGATCACGGCCACTATCAGTTGGTCAAGGAGACCCCGGAAGAGATCATGAAGCTATTCGACGGGACATTCTAATGACGCAACCAGGAATTGGAGCTTTGCTCCACTACATGAGCGGCGGCTCCGAACAGGACCCAGCTAAGTACTACGGCCGGAAGATCACCGAAGTCGCTATGATCGACGAGCAGCTTCGCTTGACGTTCGAAGATGATACTTTGATCAAGATTTACGACAACGGCCAGTCGTGCTGTGAGAGTCGCTACATGACAACTGACGACGACGTTCAGTCCCTTGTCGGTCATAAGCTTGTGGGTATTACGTCCAAGCCGGGTGAAGATATTGACAACGGTGAAGTCCATGAGACCTGCTTCATTGAAGTGGCGACGGACGGAGGCTTCATTACTCTCACTAACCACAATGAACACAACGGATACTACGGCGGCTTTGGTCTTACTGTGGTGGAGGTCTAATGCCAAAACTTTTGAACAAGGCTGAGATTGAAAAGATCGACAATGTCCTGATGCTGGTCAGGGCCGAGCTCATTCGAGCTTCTGAAAATTATGGCGAGTTTCACTCTGTACATGAGGGACTTGGTGTGATTACTGAAGAATACTTCGAGTTGGTGGATGCGGTGCGCTCCAACAACGGTTATGAAATCGACAAGGAATCTATCCAAGTAGCTGCCATGGCCACTCGTATGGTTGTCGATCGCACACCACACTAACAAGAAAGGAAGTCTCCGGATGGAGATCAAAATATCTATTGAGGAACTAAGGAAGCGTAAATTATTCATTGCGACTCCTATGTACGGCGGCCAGTGTCTCGGTATGTACACCCGCTCAATCGCCGACTTGACTGCAGAGTGTGTCAAGATGGGCATCGACATGAAGACCTACTTCCTTTTCAATGAATCGCTCATCACTCGAGCCCGCAACTACTGCGTGGACGAGTTCCTTCGCTCAGACGCAACTCACCTCATGTTCATCGACTCCGACATCGGTTTTAATCCACACGACGTCATCGGCATGCTGGCACTCCAGTCCGACGACTCACCCTACGATGTTCTCTGCGGCCCGTACCCCAAGAAGAACATCTCGTGGGAGAAGATCAAGCTGGCAGTCGACAAGGGAGTGGCCGACGAGGACGCATCCAAGCTCGATGAATACGTCGGCGACTTCGTGTTCAATCCCGTTATCGAACCCGGCGCCTCCAAGGTTATCCACCTCGGTGAACCGGCCGAGATCATGGAGGCCGGCACCGGCTTTATGATGATCAGGCGTGAACTGTTCACCCGCTATAAGGAGGCCTACCCGGATATTATGTACCGTCCAGACCACGTCCGCTCAGCCGAGTTCGACGGGTCACGCGAGATCGGCATGTACTTCCAGGCCGCCATCGACGAAAAATCAAAGCGCTATCTGTCCGAAGACTACTGGTTCTGCCAGAAGGCTCGAGCATTCGGCGCCAAGATTTGGCTGTGCCCGTGGATGCGACTGCAGCACGTAGGCTCATACATCTTCGCCGGCAGCCTCCAGGCGCTCGCATCAATCGGTGCGTCGCCGACAGCAGATCCCTCCAAGCTCGGAAAGCAGCAGGTTAAGAACCCTGAGGCCATGAACTTGAAGATGGAGCCCATTAAGATCACCCACCAACAGAAAGTAATTGAACATGAAGCTATCGCAGCAGACCCTATCAATCCTGAACAACCTGGCGGGGATTCACCCGTCGCTGGTGATACACCCGGGGAACAGCCTCCGGACATCGACCCCAGGGCTTACGATATACGCTAGGGCTAACGTAGCCGAGACCTTCGAAAAGAAGGTCGCGATCTACAACCTCAAGAAGTTCCTCGGCGTCATCTCGCTGTTCAAGGAGGCTCCTGAAATCTCCTTCAGCGACACCCATTGCACTCTCGAAGCCGGCCGCCAGAAGATCAACTACGTGCTCGGCGAGGAAGCGCTCATTAAGACCGCTTCCGAGACTGACCCCAAGGTGCCAGAACCCCTGCTGACTTTCCAAGTATCGAAGGACGACCTCAACTCTGCCGTCAAGGCGGTGTCGGTCCTCAACCTTCCGGACATTGAGTTCTACGGCAAGGGCGGTAAGATCGGCATCGGCGCCGTCGACGTCAAGAACTCGTCCAAGGACCTGTTCAGTCTTGACGTCGGTGAGACCAAGGAGGAGTTCTCAGTCCGCGTTCCCAGGGACAGCTTCAAGTTCTTGGAAGCCGAGAACTACGAGGTCTCCGTTCACCCGAACTATATCAAGGTAGTGTCCGGTGACGTGACTTACTGGATCGGCCCGTCCGTTTAAACATGAGGTGTTATTATGAAAGACGAATATCTGTGGGTCGAAAAGTATAGGCCCCATACGATCGACGACTGCATCCTGCCCCCACGGATGAAGAACATCCTTAAGCAGTACGTCATCCAGTCCAACCTTCCCAACCTCCTGCTCACTGGGCGTGCCGGCGTCGGTAAGACCACCGTCGCTCGAGCTCTCCTCGAGGAACTCGGTTACGACTACATCGTAATCAACTCGTCCCTTGCCGGGAACATCGATACGTTGCGCACTGAGATCACTCAGTTTGCATCCAGCGTGTCGATGACCGGCCTGCGGAAGTACGTCATCCTCGACGAGGCCGACTACCTCAACCCTCAGTCCACGCAGCCGGCACTACGTAACTTCATCGAGGAGTACTCGGGCAACTGCGGGTTCATATTCACCTGCAACTTCCCGAACAAAATCCTTGAGCCCCTACGCTCACGACTGGTCACCGTAGACTTCGTCGTCCGTGCGGAGGAGAAGCCACCGCTCATGGGAGAGTTCGCCAAGCGAATGATGGGTATCCTTGACGGTGAGGGAGTAGCCTACGACAAAGCGGCTCTCTTTGAGATCATCGCTACTCACTTCCCAGACTTCCGTAAGACCATCAACGAGCTCCAGGGCTACTCAGTCTCCGGTAAGATCGACAGCGGAATCCTCGGTAGGTCAAAGAAAGACCTTGATGCTCTGGTCGCCCTCCTCAAGAGCCAGAAGCTCGCTGACATTCGTAAGTGGGTGGGCGAGCACGCGGACGAGGACTCAGTTGTCATATTCCGTCAGCTGTTCGACGCCTGCGACCAGTACGTACAGGCTCCGTCCATTCCGTTGCTTATCTTGACTTTGAACAAAGGCCAATACCAGCACTCCTTCGTTGCGGACCCTGAGATCAACCTGGTGGCCATCCTTATCG